TTGCCGAAAGCGACGATGCCGGCGATGGACAGCGTCGGCGCCAGCGCTTTGGTAATACCGCCCATGCCGCGGAGCGAACCTTCAAGTACGCGCTGCGCGCTGGCAAGATCGGCCTGGAGTTGCGCGGACTCGGCGCGCAGCTTGACGATGGCCTCATAGACGGTTTCTCTAGTTGCCATGGTGGAGTTTCTTTTTTAGCCAGTCCAATTCAGCCGCGCGATCGTCCGGGCTGCGCGTTTCCGCGCGCGCTTCAGGTTTGGGCTTTTCCAGTAGCTCCCCCGGCTGGATCCAACGCCGGAAGCGCCAACTCGCGTTCATAATCGTCGCGAGCAATATCGCCAGGTCCTTTTGATCGCGCTCACGGCGCCAGTCGTAGCCGTCGCGCATGTCGTTGATTTCGCCGGGCAAAAGCCGCCCGAGCTCCCAAGGCTTTAGCTTCAGTGGCCCGTAGGCATCGCGCTTCGCCTCGTCGAGCCATTGTCGGAGGCCGACGGTTTCGCCGCCTCCGCTGGCGCGTTTGGGCTGCGTGCTCCAAAAAGACGGCAAGCGACGATCGCCTCGAATACGCGCTCGGCCGCCATCGCGAAAAAATTTTCATCTTTGATCGCCGCCGCTTCGATGATCTCGCCCGTGCGCTCCAGCGTCAGACGTGCGTCCTCCCATTTCATGCCGGCGTACATGAGCGCGCGGAGATCGCCCATGGACATGCGCCCCGCTTTCAAGATCGCCGTTAGCTCCTCGCGCAAAAGCGGCTCCACGTCGCAGAGCGCGTTGTAGTCGAAGCGCAGCGCCCGCTCGCGATCCAATAAAATAATGACCGCTGCGCTCATTAGCTCCCCTCGGCTTTCGTCAGCGGACCGGCGCCCTGGAGATCGATCGAGAACGTCGCCGGCCCGTCGTGCGGCGTTTGCTTGGTCAAGTCGGCAATGGTCGCCATGCCGGTATAAGTGAACGCGTCATCAGGCGTGTTCAGCCGCACCTTCACTTTTTCCGAGGCGAAATAGGCCGCTTCGAGCGCATCGGCCCCCGTGTCGGTATCCATGATCACCGCGCTGCCCGTGATGCCCCAGTCTTTCAGCCCGGGCAGGCGCACTTTCCATGCGCCGCTGGTTTTATGCGATGCGTCGACCGCATCGTTGGTGAGCTTCAACGTGGCGTCGCGCTGGCCGCCGATAACGCTGAAAACCTCAGGCGGACCGTCGGCCGTCTTGACGTAGAGTAGGAAGTCAACGCCTGATTGTTCTTGGCCCATAAAGTCCTCCTCAGTAGGTCAGCGTGTAGGGCTGTTCGTAAAACCACTGACCGGGAAACGCCGGATCCAGCGGTGCCCAGCGCTCGATTTGCGGAATCGTATCGTTCGCAAGCCCGCCCCACTTGCGATCGTCCTTCATCGCCGCGCGAATGACGGGCGCCCAGTCCTCGGCGTCATCGAATGTGTCGGTCAGAAGGCGCAGCGCTATGTTCAGCGTGTTTTGCGTGACGCTTTTTCCGATGCGCGTCGGGTCGTCAGTGGTGGGCACGATCGCCAGCACGGGCTTGACGGGCTCGTCGATCGAAAGCGGCGCAAACTTCACGAGCAGGCCGTCGATGGCTTCGAGCTTCGTCTTGATTGCGTCAAAAAGATCCTTGCGCGCCATTCATTCACCGCCGCCGGCCGCCTGACCGAAAAATCGCGCGGCCGCTTCCATCTCGATCGGCAGGCGCTTCAAAATCGTTTCGCGCACCGCCGCCTGCACTTTCGGATGAACAAAGACCAGCGGAATCGACGGCCCGAAAAGCTCAACGATGGGGAGACGTCTCTTACCGCGCCGCTTGGCCACGCCGGCGGCGCCGGAAAACAGCCGCGCAATGAAAGCGCCGGGAATGAGCGCGCGCCGGCCTCTCGCGCGATACGTCACGCCTCTTTGCGTTTCGCGCGCGCCAAGCTCGGAGATCGGAATGCGCTGGCCCTTGGCGACGAGCTCCGCCTCCATGTTGGAACGATTGGCGCGATTGACGACGAGCGCGTCGCGAATCATCCCCTGCTTGGCGCCGAGGTCGGCGGAGATCGCGCGCACGGCAGCGGTTCGCGTGCTGGTAGCAACACGGTTCAGCGCGGCGACGACAATACGCGGCGCTCTCCCGCTAAGACCAGGAAAGCCGCCGGCGATCGGCTTTAATTGAACTCCAGCCGCCACGTTCGTTTCGACTTAGGTGTTCTCTTTGAGCTTGATGACCGATTGCGGTCGGGTGCAGAGGCAAAGCGGGTTGGACTGCGCCTCCATGTCAATGCCCTTTCCCATCCGCTTCGGTTCTTGCTTCGCATAGAACGGCAGGCCCGGTGTGTTGACGGTTTCGATGTAGTCGGCCGGCGCGAAATACGTAACGAAAAGTCCGGGTACGCCCTCAGCGAACAGATACCCCTCAGTCGGGTCAATGAACGTGATGCCGCCGACGGTGCCGCCATACTCCTCGAACACGATGTTGCCGACACGGATGACGTTGTAGCGAAGGTCCTCCTCGCGCAGCAGCCGAGCGTCGGCCGGGTTGGCTTTCATCAAATCCTTAATGCTCGCGTGCGCCAACAGCTTGTCCATGAAGCTCCAGCCGGCGAGGACATGCAGGCGCGAATAGACGGTCGAGCCTAGCGCGGTTTCGAGCGTGCGGGTCGCGACGCGGAGCTTCTGCGGGACGTCAGTACCCGCGGTGTCCATCACCAGCGTCTGCACTTGCTGCGCGACTTCGAACTGATCGAACAAGTTATAGATCACGCTGGTGCCGTTGGCGTCGAGAATGATTCCCTTGACGGCGCCAATCCGGTGATATTCGAGCGTCACCTCGAGCTTGTTGCGCATGTGCTGGAGCTTTTTATCGACTTTCGCCTGGACCGCCATGCGCTGCGCCGTCGCCTGATCGGCAACGGCGAAAGCGCGGATATTTTGCACCTCGTCGGCAAGCAGCGCGTCGTCGGTTGGCAAATGCGGCACGACGAGGCTCAAAATTTTTCGTTGCGCCTGGTCGTTGGGCTGAGGCACGCCGCCGCGCTGTTTGTTCTCCACGAGCTTTAATGTTTCATGATCGAGCTCGATTGCGACCGAGGTCGTGGTGATGGCTTCTTCGTCGAACAGGCCCAGCTCGCCGAGGCGCTGCGGCTTGTGGTCCTGCGTATTGATGCTTTTGGTGAGCGACGCCACGCTAAATGCATCGCCATTAAAAATGTCTAGGATATCCATCGAATCCTCCTTGTGGGGTAAGCCGATTTAGCTGCAACGCCGGCGCGTCAACTGCGGACGATGATGCCGAGCGCTGCCAGGTCGGCGATGCCAGCGTTTTTCGCCGTGTCGTCGGCGCCGCTTTTCCAGGTCAGCGTGTCTTTTTTCACCTCGGCGTCGCGCGCGATGAGCACCCCCGGCATGTCGCCATCTGACGCGTCGACCGCACCCAGGAGAATCCCCGCGGCGGCCTGGCTGCCGTCGCTTGCGCCGTTGTCGTATTCGGTGAACTTCGAGCTCGCCGTGATTTTTCCGACGACGGCGCCGGCCACGAGCTTTTGGCCGGAAATGATCGTGACGTTTTCGCGCGAGCGGTAGCCGTTGGCCTCGGAAAGAAGAAAGCTGCCGAACGGAATCGGTTCAGTTAGCATCATGGGAACACCTCCTAAAATTTGAGACCTGGTTGATTACGCGCGGCGCCGCCGCTTTGCATAGATTTCGTTCGCATCGATCACGACGAGCTCGTTTGCGTCGCGCTCCTTGATTGGCAGCTTGTTGTCGATATGAATGTCGCCGGCCTGGAGAATCTCGAATAAGTCGCTGCGCGCCTCGATCAGAGTAAAGCCCGCCTTGATGTAGCGGTTCGCGCGGTCGGGAAGTTTGGCGGCAACACAGGCTGCGCGGATCCCGTCGGCATCTTTTAGCCAGGCGCGCACCTGGTCCGGCGTTTTCCCGCCCGCGATGAAGTCGCCCGCCATGTCGGCGACGCCGGCTTTTTTGCAGAGCTCGGTGATTTCCAGCGCAGCCGCGCGCACATCCTCGGCTGTTGGCTTTGCCGGCTCACCGTTGGGTTCGTCTTTCGGCGTGGAGTTCGGCGCCGGCGTGGCTCTCACCAGCGCTTGCACGCGCTCGCGGAATTTCTCCGGCACGTTCGGCATGCGCGCGAGTTTGTCGGCATCGATCGACGCCGCCGCTTGCACGGCTTCGATCTTTTCGTCCGCGAAACCGTTTTTGACTGCGTCATCGGCACCCATCCAGGTCTCATCGTCCATCAGCGCGATCAGATCCTCCTCCTTCAGCGACGACTTCCAGCGATAGGCGGCCACGATCGTGTCGCGCACCTTGTCGAGCATGTCGGCGCGCTTGCGCATCTCGCCGGCGTCGCCGGCAAGCGACGACCATGGGTTATGAATCATCACGATGGCGTTGTCGGCGATCTTCGTTGGCTTGCCGGCGCTTGTGATGATGGTTGCCGCCGACCAGGCGGCGCCCTCGATCAGCACCTCGACGCGCCGCCCCTTGTGCGCCTGCTGATCGCGGAGAGTATTGGCGATATGGTGCGCGGCCATGGCGTCGCCGCCGGGAGAATTGATGTGCAAGCGAAGCGTCCGGACGCTGTCAGGAAGGTTTTGGAGCTCGTCGATGAACTGTTTGGCAGTGATGCCAAAGCCGAAAAAGTCGTCAATCCAGTCGCCGATGAAATCGTTGATGTAAATGTCGGCGCTGGCGCCGTCGGCTTGGTTCTTCAGTTCCCATTTCATCCCTTTT